GAATACTTCAGGGACGGTATTAGGAATGGTGTATTCGATTTCGTAGGTATCCAAACCGAATATCCTTGCGAATTGTTTATTTAGCCTCGCTTCAGGGTCATGGAACATTACCTTTCCGCCCATACGTTGAACATTGGCGGCTATCTGACTCAACAAAACGGTTTTTCCAGCTCCAGAAGGTCCGAATATCTCCACCAGAATTCCAAGAGGGATTCCTCCCTCTCGGAATCTGCCTCCGCTAATGGCAAGGTCTAATAAAGTGGAACCGGTTGAGACGGAAATATCTTTACCGTCGTATTCCGATTTTTGCTCCGGTTCTTTCGCCAATTTTTCCTCAACCTGTTCGCTCAACTTTCTCCTTTTCATCGTATCAACCTCCATTTATTCGCTGTCCCATGCCTCCAGACATTTTTCCCAAACTTCACAATCATCGCAATCGTCATAGTTGTCATTATCTACTCCGAATTCATGACCGTAGGGACATTTTTTCACTTTAGCCTTAGCTTTCGGTTTTTGTCTTTTGAGTAGGGATTTTTTAGCTTTCTTTTTGTCGTCTTCTTCTTCATCCTCATCCTCGTCATCTTCGTCTATGTCTTCATCGTCATCTATATCCTCATCATCTTCATCTTCATCTTCTTCCTCTTCCATATCATCATCTATGTCCTCGTCTTCCTCTACCTCCCTTTTCTTCTTTTTCTTTAAATCCTCGTCATCATATTCTTCATCCTCATCCTCATCTGGGCTCGTGTTTCCGAAAAACATAGCTTCAATAGTATGATACGGGAGAATTTCCAGTATATCGTCTAGGGAAGGTGTCTTCTCCAAAATTGACTCATCGTATGGTTTTTCCCTCTCAATGAAATCAATCCTGGACGTTTCTGCAAACTTGTTGGTTCCGAATGAACCTTCAGCGAATCGAATTCTGAGGGTGTAACCTTCTTCCAAGTCTGGGAAGGTTTCATATTCCTCGTTTTCTTGTATCTCTTCATTGAGCTTATCTTGGAAAAGGAATTGGCTTATGTCCCAAATGTGAGGTTCTTCGAGGTAGTTCTTGTTGTTCTTGGGGATGACAACATAAAGATTTCTCATCGAGGGCTTCATGGCTTTTACTACATCATCGTCCCACTTGGCTCCCTCTTTCAATAATTGAGCACGATATTCGCAAATTGGACAAGGTTTTCCAATACTGCTGGGACAAACAACTGATTGATTATCGGGTCCGACCCCTCTATGTAACCAGTAGGGTCGTTTGTACCAAAGTTCGCCTTTGACGGCGATGCCATATTCCTCATCACGGTCGGGGTGGTTGTCGCTCGTTACAACATATGGAATGATATTGAGTTGAACCCGAGTTCTCGGCTCCTCTTTGAAGATGCTTACGCCCTTTGGAAGCCTCAGGTAGCCGTATTGTGAAACACCTCGGGCTTGTCTTTCAGCGTTTCGACTTACAGCACCTTTAAACCTGCTTTTCTTTCTGTTCTTTTTCATTGTTTATACCCTCCTTCTAATCTTCACGTTTTTGTTGAGCTCTTTTTGTTCTTTCCTCTTGATATGTTCATTCCACTTCAGTGATAAATCTCTCGGAGCGGAAGGGCCAGCGAAATAGCTCACGCTCAACAGCTTGACTAGGTTTTCTAGGGCGGTCTTCTTTTGGTCAATAGCTCTTACTGCCGCCACCGCCATATCGTTTTCATATCTGGCTTCGACATATTTCTTCGACGCTTCCTGATACTCTGGCTGAAGTAGAATAGCACTAGCAACCGCTGATTCGGTCACCTTTGATAGTCCGTAGTTTTCCGGGTTAGCTCTGATGTCCATTTCAACTTTGGCTTTGATGAAATCCAGTCTCTCTTTTGCTTCATCCATCGCTTTCTTTGTCTCAGCCTGATGCCTTGCATATTTGTACATTAGGTTCGCTTGTTGTAACCATTCCACGTCTAGTGCGGTTTCGTCAATGCTTACGTCCTGTTCATAGTTCAAATCCAAAGTAATCCCTCCTTTTTATCTATTACCCCCAAGTTCGTATTTCGCCATGGATTAGGACATTCGCCGCATCCACTAGTGCAGCAATCTCCTCGCTTTCAACTAACCAATGAGCTGTATCGTTTCTGATTAAACCCGCCAAACTTCCGCAGGTTCTTAAATCCAGCGGATAAGGAAAGGCATGATGAGCACCAGGAACGTTTTGGAGCATATCTAATACCTTTTGTATCAATGCCCTTCC